ACTCATATCTAATTTTGAGATATCAATCCCTTCACTAGGACCTTGATTGATATTGCTCCTACTGTTGACTGTAGCAGGTGTTGCCGACACAAAGTGCGGATTCGAATCTAAAAATTCGCGTACTAAATCGTCAACACCTAATGGTTCACCGCGGTCATTATAACGAACGGTTCCTCTATTATCTACCACTTCAACTTCACCATCATCATTTAATCTTACATTGTTTGCTAATAGAGCTTTTACCTGATCAGCGTTCACAGCACGGTATTTGGCAGCGGCACTGATGAGAGGACTATTAACCTTGTATTCTTTAATAATGTGGTCTCTCTTTTGGATCTCTTGATCCTTTTTATAAGCAAGTTCTTGTAGAGTCTTTTCAAACTCCCCACGCTTCATTTGTTCAGCTTGACGGCGTTGTTCCGCTTCAGCTTTCAATTGACGAAGTTCTTCAGGATCGCCCAAGTCCTCGTAAGGTTTTGTGGCTTTCTTCAATACGCTGGACTTCATTCGAGCCATCATATCATCGACTTCTTTTTGTGTGTAAGACTTTGCTTCTTGTGCCTGGCTTTCACTAGCTTGTAGTGCCGCGTCAGTAGCGTTTGGTGTTGCCATAGAATTGTATGAGTCCATGTTGCTCTCGCCTCCCTTTAGAGTAATATGTTATTTATTAACACCGATCCAAGACCGGTATCAAATGGCAGAATTAACCGCCTCTTCCTGTCTTTTTCATTGGAACGCTATGCGACATTGCGGCACGAGCGCCATGATAATTCTTTTGTCCTGGAGCGGCGCCTTTGCTACGAGCAATGGCTCCAATAACTCCTGCGGGTACACCAGCGGCTTTAAGTTGTGCGGCACGACCGCCATGACCTAAAGCATTTGATTTACCTTCGAACTTGCCTGATTTTTTAGTATCCATGATACTCTCCTTATTTGTAACTTTCACTTGGTGTTTCTGGCTTGCCTAACTTGCCCCAGAACTTGTCCTGCTCAGGTGTTGGCAAACTGGATTCCAACATCCAACACAATCTATGAATGGTCTGTAGGTAATCGGCCACAATGTTTTGTAGACCATAATCCTTGTCAGCACCAGTCATGTCAAACACTTCATTGGCATTTGTGATCAAGGTATCAAGATTTTGGTATAAAATCTTGACCATTTCTTCAGCATTGGGAGCAACTGTTTCATCTTTGATATCTGCTAGATCTATGATTCTAGCCAGACTAAACGGAACTACCTCACGGAGAGTTTTTAAGCCTTCCGCAAGAGTATCGATTTCTTCTTGTAGTTCCTCGTAGACCTTTTGAAATAACTTGTGATTACTGTAGAATCCCATGCCCTGAACATTCACATGAAAACCATGTGCTTTGGTATAGAGAATAAAGTTGTTGGCCCAAAGGCGTTTTGTTGAGTCTTGTAGTGACATATTATTTTCCTCGGGCTATCTTGGTCATATGATTATGAACACGGCCTTCTACACCTTTCTTCTTGGCTGTATGATGAGCTGTGTTTAAGGCGATAGCTACAGCCTGTGCGTGTGGTTTACCCGCTGCCATCTCTGTGGCGATATTTTGACCTATGGTCTTAGCTGAGTATCCTTTGATAAGTGGCATTGCTATCTCCTTAAGCGTATGTGCTAGAATCCTGATCGCCCATAGTATGAAGTATTTCGCCCTGACGGTTATACAGTTTGGTTGTATAACCATCGCGGTGTTCATTCTTCATGTAATTACGAGCATCCTCTTCACGAGTAAAGAAGCGTTCAATGGTTTCAAGCCTTCCAGCTATCCATTTGTGAATCTGAACTTTGTGATTGGTAACCATGGTTTATTTCTTAGCTTCAAATACTGGATTGGCAAATTCAGCTAGATCAATCTTCTTGATCATTTCATCAGATTCCATTGGACTCCAGCTTGGGTTATAGTCATGTCCTGAACCGATTTTATTATCAGTACGAGTTTGAGCGGCTGTGACTTCTGGGATAGCCAGTTTCACATCTTTTGGTATTGAACGAACTCCGTCAAACATTGCTGAATTTCCGAATTGTTCTTGTTGTTTTGCGTTTGGATTATTTCCGTTTGGTAACATTGGCATATTAGCCTCCTTTAGTTGGTTTAAGTGGATTTGGCCCTACTTTCGGTGGCCAGTTTACATACAATGGCTTCTTGACAGGATCCACTCCTGCTGGGAAATTGTATTTCTTTTGAGCGGCGCTTTGTAAGGCACCATACATCTTGTCGCTATTGGGACCATAACTGTCTACATTCTGTTCAGGCATTATTTCGCCTCGGGTATTCCAGTTCAAGGCCTGTGCTGGATTGCCCATGTCAGTCTCAGTAAATGGTTTACCTGGCACAATCATAGGCGCACCTTGTCGTCCCATAGGTGGTTCATAGTTAGGTCCAGCAAATAGATTCATCTCACTAGCGTGATAGTCTGTTGGGACAGTATTGCCACTGTGTGTATCTATTTGTGTACCAGCACGGATTCGCTCCCGGGCATTTGTTGTCACATTCTTTTGAGGTTTCATAATTTGTTACCTGTGGTCTTGGCACTGGTCTTCATATTCAAATTGGGCATACTCAATGTAGATTTGCCTGCTGGTAGATCTAATTTGATATTGCCCATGTCATCCACTGTGGCAGGTCCAGCGGCACTGGGTTCAACTTCGTCCACATTGTAGTTGCTGACTTCTCTATCAAGTTCTTCTTGATCTAGACTAGGACCAGCGGCTTCGATTGACAAGTCCTCTGCTAATAATTCAATCAACTTGCGGTCAATCATGGCCAATACATCTGGACTTGTAGCTGACGCTTTGGCCACTTGTAATTTAGTGTACTCAGCGTTCTTGTCCTGTATACCATATGAATCTTGATACTTAATTTCGCCTGTCCATTCTCTAGCCTGATACATGGCAAATATTTCCCACATTTGTGTTTCAGCGTCTTCTAGATTACCAGCCATCTCAGCCAGTTTGGCATTGAGCAATTGAAATTCAGTTGCCATTGCCACGCCTGATAATAGTTTCTGTCCACTAGCACGAACACTACCAGTATTGGCCATTAGATCAATAGCGGCTGTGGCGTGGTCAATACTTTGATATATTCCGCCTATTTGTGCGCCTGAAGTTTCTAACAAATATGGTTTTAAGCCTGGATCTAGATTCTCTGGCATGGCAACTATGCTGCCAGCACCAGCTGAGGCCATAGTTTCGTTAGTCTTTACCAACGAAGGGTGATTGTCTAAACGGATTGCCTGTTCTACTTCACTGAGTTGATTATAGATAAATTGTTGTGTCTTGGCAATGTCCTGTATGGCACTAACACCAAAGCCTCTAACAAGACTTTTTTGATTGTAAACAATAACTAGAGGAATCATGCCCAAGTTGTTAGGCACTACAGTTTCAGCTAGTTCTTCACGAGTGTCATAGTTGACTTCATGTGTGGTGATAGTTTCTGTGGTCCATTCTTTAACAGTTTGTACTGAACCGTTGATTTCTTCCACATATTTCACATACACTAATTCGTAGCGTCCTGTCGCATCACGCTCCCAACGCCAGTCTATCATGACCAATGGTGATAGAATATTAGCATATGGTCTAACACCCACAGCCTGTTCATCGGCCTTGGTAATAGCACCTATGTCTGGTTTGCTTAACAATACCCAGCAATGTCCAAACACACTGGCCCAGGTTGAAACTTCTTTCATAAAGGCATCAAGATCGCGGCCATCAAGGTCCGCATCATTCAAGAAAGCTAGTGTTTCAGGAAGGCCTTCTAGTGTGCCAAGATCACGCTCGGGTTTTTCCTGGAATAGAAAGCTGTTGTAGACATTGATGACCGACTTACAATGGTTATGGAGAGGGGTTTGCTGTAAGCGTTGTCCATACTCCATGTCTGTTTCTAGTTGATATCTAGTGAGCAATTGATAGCGTTGATAATCCTCACCGCCCATATAGCTTACTAATAAGAAGCGCCAGTTGGCACGGTTATAGTTGTAGAATCTGTTGGGACTGGCAATGCGCCCCAGCTGTTCATCAACAATTTGAATTATACTCATACTCTCATTCCTTGAATTGTAGGGCCTTTGTAGACGCCCTGATGTCCCCAACGCTGTGTAGTCACTGGGAACTGACTTGTATCTCTTCGCACTGGGAACAAATAATCGACCAAATAACCCAATGCGTCATTCATATGATCGTAACCACTATCCTTGTCAGGCTGTACTGTGCCTTCTTTGTAAGTGTGTCGTTCTAAACTCTCGATAGTGTATTTACACTGATTGGCGATAAAGAGGTGTCTTTTACCGTCAGAACCGCATAGTCTAGAGTTGACAGCGTTTATTCTATCTCGCACCTGAGTGTGGCTGTTGGGTGCCTTGACAACGAATCCATTATTACTGAGGATGCTGAGGTCAGTGGCTCCTCCTGCTGAAGTTTTACGCTGTCTTGCGGCTGGATCAGGATAGACCCAGATTCGACTCTTTGGATATCTGCTTTTAAGCTCGTCCGCCATCTCCTGCGTGTTAGAGCTGAACATTCTAATTTCGTCCACAATATAGAGGTCATCGTTTCTCCTTATGGCTATCACAGCACTCATTGGATCAATGTTAAAGTCCATACCCACATAGATCACATCTGTGTTTACAGCCTCAGGCATTGTGTAGGTATTCGCCTTGCGATCAAATGCGTAATAGATACGACCACTGTAAGTTTCAAAGGTGGCCATAAACTCTTGACGAAACTGTCGCTCATCTAGATCACGCATAGCGGCATCTATTTCAGCTTTTGAAACTTGTCCGCCATCTATGGTTGTGTATTGAAAGCTCTTCCAAGCGTCGGGGAACTCCTGTTCCATTTGATACAGTTCATAGGCCCAGTTTGTGATACCTTTGGGAGTACCAATGAACATGGCTTTACCTTCTCTGTCAGCCAATGTAGGGCGTAGCACTTCAAAGAACGCTTCTGGATCCACATCGGCAAACTCATCCATGATCAAATAGTCAAGTCCAACTCCACGCAGGCTGTCTTCATTGTCTGCGCCTTTGAGAGCTATGGTTGATCCATTTTTGAGCAAGATGCTGAGTTCGCTTTCGTTAGCTTTACGAATCCATTTGAGATCAGTTAGTTTATTTTTGAGCTTGCGCCAAACAATCATCTTGGCCTGTTTGTATGTTGGAGCCACATACCAAACTTCTTGCTCAGGTACCCGTGCGTGATAGCACAATTCGCGAATGGCCAGGTGAGTTTTTCCAAAGCGCCGACCTGCTACAACAACCTTAAACCTATGGCCATCATTCGCGATAGTTTGTTGTGGAACGCTTAATGTCATCAGTGAAAATATTTGATTATGGTTTCGAGATGGCCGAATACAAGGCTTAATAAGGTAAGAATCGCGCCTCCTAGCCACATACCTTTATTTTTGAACAACATCAGTTCATCCAACTGTTTCATAACTTTGGCATGGTCTCGGGCATTTTCTTCACGATAATCATCCAACTGTTTCATCATCTTGGTATGGCTATCGTCGAGACAATGTTTAAGATCATCAATACCTTCTTTGAGACTGTCTACTTTGGTTTCAACTACCGCAATGCGTTCAGGTATAGTGGCCATAGATTAAAGGTCGCTATCGGACCAAGGTAAAGGAGCGTTTGCGGCTGAATCTTGGGGACTGTCGCTTTGTCCCAAGATGTTTTTACCCAACCAAATCAGCATGGTAGCATTGCCGCCCATGGCAACTTTGAGTTGTGCCGCTCTTAATCGTCTCTTAAGTTCCGCACGGCCTTTTGCTATATAATCCGCAAAGTTGTATTTTAGGGTATCTGGCTTGACTTGAAACCAATCACTCATCTCTTCTAATGTACAGCCCATAGCGGCCAGCTTCCATACTTCATCAGGAGGTACTACTTTCTTGGTTGCGCCACGCCCTACTACCAAGCCATCCCTAGTAACTGTGCCCCATTTGGGTTGTTGGCGTGCCTTGTATTCCCATTTGGCTACAAATTCCTGAATAGGAGCCTCAGCCGGTATTTCACAATCACAATCGTGTTCGTGTGAGCATTCCGGGGTCGTTGTTGGTTCTTTTGGATTTGGTGGGGTAGCTATAATGCCACCACTGTCGATTATATTGGCCATCTTGTATTTAACAAGACAGCTGGAATATGGGTATTATTTAGGTTGTTTTAATAATAAATGCCCCACAGCATCACTTAATACTTGTTCATTTTGTAGCAACTGTGTGATGGTTTTCTGTTGGCGTTCTATTGTCTTAGTGTCAGACTGATGTTGAGCTTGTAGTTGTCGCATTTGTTCTTCTAACATCGTGATACGAACATTGTGCTGTATCAGCATATCATATGGATCGATATTAATGTGTATCATAATCCGGTTCCAGAATGATTTCGTATGGGGTATCATAAAATAATCTATTCCAACGCTCTATAGGAGCTAGGGCAAAGTCTTTTCGTGATCCATCTTTCTTCTTGCCACCAGCTTCTGTTAATAGATCGCTGATAATAGTATATATGGTTCTGGGGCGATTAAAGCCGCGTAATCGTTGTCGTGCCAGGTGTTCCCATACTTCATCACCTT